AAAGATCAAATGTTTTATTCCCGATATCTTCTGTTTCAGAAAAAGAGTCAAAAGCTAAAGAAGAATCTTTTTCTGCTTTAAATGGTGTAGATTGAACTAATAAATTTAAGAAAATTCCATTTTGAGAAGATACTTTTGCATCTTTAACAGTAACAGTAACGATACCATTATCGTCAAAATTAGCATCTTTACCGTTAACATTTACATAAGATTTAAATGGCCCAGATAATTTTACTGTAATATCAGAGCCATTAAAGTCGTAAGAAATAATTTCAACGTTAGGGATATTTAATACGCTATTAAATAATCGTTGTATATATAAATCTGTTTGGTTTGCAAATGGAATATTTTTATCGGCTAAAAATTTCTCAAATTCTGGTTTAAAACCTTGAGAAAATAATGAAGCTATTAATTTAGAAATTTCTTGAATTTGATTGTTTTCAGACATATTAAATTATCCTTATATTATAATGAATCAAAAAACATACCTTTTATTACAAAACCAGTAGCAGCTTCAATCGTAAAATCATCAATAAAATCACTATGTTCGCCGATTTTAAATATCAAATTATCTTTTGATTCAGTATTATAATTTATAATAAGATGATATGATCCATTCTTTTTATATGCTTTAATAGAATTCACCGATTTAATTTTATTAATACGGCTAGTAATATTGTAATTATAAGTTGTTGTATATTGTTTATTTTGAGCAAACGGTATAATTTGTAATCCGCTAATATTTTTCGGTAAATTTTGAGAATTTATTAAGTCGACAGCACCAGATTCATCAGTTTCTTCTAATGTTTTAAAAACATTGTCGATAACATATACATATTTATTTATTTCAGTATTATATCCATAATCGTTTTTTTGAAGATTTACTTTGTTGCCATCGAAACCAAATTCTTTTAATTCATCAAATGTATACCATTGATAAAAAATATCGTCATTGTTAAATAATTGTTGAATACAATCTTTACTAAGTATTGTATTACTTCGATTATGTCGTTGTTCTTTTACCCAAGGATATTTGAAGTTATTTTTAATTTTTACTTTTACCTCGGTAGTCCCAGGTTTAATTTTAGACAACATACTTCCACGTATTTTGTCATCAAATTCCATTGATTTTTGTCCGACAGGAATCGTAAAAGTTTCACCTAAATATTCAACTTCTAATGGTTCATAATATCGATTAACAATATGGTGTAAATAATCAGAATTAGAACTAGAAAATAGTGATTGATTTATAAAGAAATATCGTCCAAAAACACTAGGCACAGTATATACTGTTGCGCTATCGTCAGGAACCGGAACATTTCTTGTAGAATGAAGGACATCTTTAAATTTGCCTTTATAATTAGAAACAATATCGATACTATTTTTTAATTCATTGAATGTTTCCGCTAATCGTACGCCATCTTCAATCGTTGCAATACCGCCGCTATCGGCAGTAAATTTTACACCGTTAATTTCGTATTTCTTATTTGGAAGCAATCCACTAACTTTAAGAATTCTAGGATCGTTTTGATCTGGATATATAGAGACATTATCAAAGAATAAAAGTTCCGATGGATTTTCATAGAAAATATATCCAAATTTAACATAATTTTTATTTCTGTGTTCACTATCATCTGCCATAGGATAAGTAAAATCTTTAGAACAGTTTTCCAAATATTTACTTTCTTCTGGTTTTTCGTAACCTTTAGGAAGATTTTTGTTCATAGGAACCCATAAAATTTTAGCATATGGGAAAGGATTTTCTGCATCTTGTTTCACTGTTACAGTCAATGAACCAGATTCAGGAAATTTATATACAGTATCATTAATTTCGATATAGCTAAAAGGTTGCCCACTAAATGTTAAAATATAATTATCGTCTTGTTCTGTAACGACATTAATATTTACACCAGTACCATAAGCAACACCAATATTGCCAAATAACTTTTTTAAATAAAATTTTGTTTCTTCAGGAAATGGAGCATTAAGATCCTCTAAAACAGCTTTAATTAAAGAAAGAGTTGTGTTCGGTTTATAGGCTGTAATCTCGTTAGCTATATCTTGTATTTTATTATCAGGCATTTATATCTCCTTAACTTATACGTTTCCACATATTAACGACGACATATGGAGGCATGTTATTATGTGGTTGGTTTTTACCGATACTACTTGTATTTACATTAATGTCTTTACTTACGTTAGAAGTACTGGTTTGTTTATTAATGCTAGTAAACAAATTATAGCTTTCATTGTCTGTTCTTTGATAACGATCATTACCATTACCAGAGCCATTCCAGCCAGTCCAATATTTAGATTCAGGAAGTTTGAATCCACTTTTTAAGCTACGACTAGCATCACTAGTTATAAAATTACCATTATTATTGATAATAGTACCGATAGCATGATAATGCTCACCAGCATTTGGAACAGTAAAAGATATATTTGTATTTAAATTATGTTGATGGCTAGGCATTTCATCTTCTACTAGACGATGTTCTTTTTCGCCGCCAACTTCGTTAAGATTAAAGCCATCACCACTATTCACTAACATACGACCAGAAGGCATACGTTCCCAGCTACCACCAAAAACAGCAGAAGGTTCAACGTTATTAACGTTCATATAAATAGAACCAACCGGATATAATTGACCAGCTAATCGGTTAAGTTGATCTAATGCTGAACTCAGTTTTTTATTTAACTGCCCTACCGTTACCGCATCGTTAGCTTCGACTCCGTCTGCTACATTACTAATAACACGTTTAACTTCGTTATTACCGACAGATATTTGATTGGCGAGCGGAGCGACAGAATCTGCACCTAATGCAACACTGTTTTCACCAGTTGCTGAAGCATTAACGCCAACGGAAGTACCACGGCCCAAAATAGAATTACCGATAGACATTGCCTTATCTCGGAGCTTGTACGCAATTGTCGTAGCGATTTTTGGGCGACCGCTCTCATTAGATATAGAAATATTGTCGCCAGCAATAATGCCATTAATACCTGTTCTTTCATCGATCTCCTCTTTAGTATACGTTTCGTCACGACCAATAAACAATTTAGCTGTTTGCGTCTTCGTATAATAAGGACTTAAATCGACTTCGGCACTGATTTCGTTATCGCTATTGATACTAATAGAACTACCGGCCTTAAGTTTATTTTGTTTTGATTCTTTTAAATTCTGAATATCTTCAAAATTCTGAATCATTTCATCGGGATCTTGAATATAGATCTCGCTTTTTTTATATTTATTATTACTCTTAGCAGTCTTTAATTGCAATGCATTTAAAATATTGACTTTAAGAGATTCGACTTTTAATTTATTCACGCCATAATCCTTTCGTTATTAAATAACAGATATACATTATATTACACCATTATTTAACTAACCTAAAGAAATTAATGCGATTTGCGAGCATACAACGTGAAGGATTTTTTCCTCCGCTTACGCCTCTAAATTTATAACCGAGATAAATACTCTTTTTAAATAAACGGCACCATCTGCGGTCGTCTTTAATACAGAATATTTTATTTTTCATGTCGATTGCAACATAATAATCTTCTTGATCGACATATACTTTTATATCTCGAGAATGAACGTGTTTACCGAAAACATAGTAAGCAAATCCGTATCCACAATTTCGATATAACCAAGCACATCGACATACATATCGTTGGAACCATTCTTTAAGAGTAAAATTATCGTCGATTACGTCGACATAGCCCGGGATCATATAGCCGTCGCCTTTATTTTCGAAATGATATAAATAATGTTTATTAAAATCATAACGAGCAAACTTCGGCACATTGCCTTCATAAATCATCCAAGCAACATCGAGACAATTATCATATGTTTGCCATAATTTAAAAATCTTAGGAAGATTACCTTTATTATCGGCAAACAATACGACAAACCAATTCGTTAAATAGCATAGCATCATGCAGAGCAAATTTGCTCCGCACAACACTAACCATTTTAAATAATACTTATTCAGCATCATTTTTTTCCTTGTATGTACCAACTTCGCTATTATATTTACTATTGATAAATTTATTAGCGATTTGAGTAGCAGCAGAACCGCCGCCAGTTAAACTAGCGAGGGTTTCATAATGTTGCCAGTTGTGACCGGTAGCAACTAAATATAAAGTTACTCCGATCAACAAAAGCAACAAGGAGAAAGAGATGACGCGTGTATAACTTAATTGTTCATTTTCAAATAACATCATTTTAAAAATTTTAGTCATCTTTCTTTTCCCTCAATTTAAGTTTTAATTCGCCTAACGATACAGTATCGAGTCGATCTAATACAGCTTTATCTAACTTAGAAATAATATCGTGATTATATTTAATCAACATATAATTTTCTTTAAAGCTCCATAATTCTGTAATAATAACGACTAAATAACATATAATAGATATTGCATCCAAGAGTTGAGCAAATCCAGTATGTACAGTAGTCGGTATTTTTATTACGTCGATACCGAAAGCGAATAAGCATAATAAAGAATATTCAAACAACTTAAAAACAAAGCCGCGATAAAACACGCGGCTTGATTTCTGTTGTCCCCATCCACCCCAGAACACTTCGATTATCGTTTTATAATGCCATATACTATGTTTAACGATAGTCAAACTAAAAAGCTTCATTATCGTATCGATTATAACAAGAACAAAGCTTATGCAAAAAAACATAATTAAGCGTTCTACGGCGTCAGGAGCATAATTGTTTAAGAACATGAAGAAATTAAATAATTGCATATCCTGTTCCTTAAAGTTTTAAGCGAGAGAAGATTTTGAGACTCTAAGGAAGAGCAATATATTATTCACCTTTTAATGCTTTAATAGCATCGAGGATAGGTTGCAAATCAGCTTGAGTAATGAAGCCTTTTTCTTTTACCTTAGTTTCGATATCTTCAAGTTTTAAGAATTTTTGTTCGGCACTTACAATAGTTTCGTATGGAGTCAAATCGACTACATGACTTTCAGCAATAATTTTAATTTTAGATTTATTGCCGTCGTCAGCATCTTCGAAAGCTTGAACTGTAATGCCGTCGCCACCAACGATACCGTTGAAAGCAAATGCTTCGAAATCGTTTTTTGTTAAACGTGCTTCAACGGCACTATCGATTGCAGCTACTTTAGTATCGTAATCAGTTTTAGCAACAGTTTCAGATTTTTTAGCATATTCGCTAAGATCGATTGCGGCACCACCAGTCGTTTTGATAACGAGATGAGGTGTATGATGTTCGTCTTCGCCGATAACTTCTTCAATATGAATACCTTCACCAGCTTGGATATATGCTTGAATTTCAGTAGATAAATCGACTTTATCTAACTTACTATCTAAGTGCTCAATAATATTAGATGGATTAAGTAAATAACGGGATGTTGGATCGCTCGCGATATGTTTAGTATCTTTAAGAATAACATCTGGATCATTTACGTAATAAAACTTTTTAACTTCAGCCATTATTAAGTATACTCCTTATATAATTTCCCCGCCATTAAGACGGGGAACATAGCTATATGATATATTTAAATTAGTCAGCTTCTACTGCAATACCAGTATCACTACCGACTATGGATTTCCATTCTGTACCATTATAGAATACAGGAGCATTTAAGTCTGTATCGTAGTACATTTGGCCAGCTACAGGAGCTGCAGGACGATCGGAAGTAGCACCAGATTTAACAGTTAATTGTTGAATCTTAGCTTCGAGTTCAGCAATTTTAGCTTCGTATGCAGATTTAAGAGTATAAGGACTTAAGTCTACAGATACGCCAGAAGCACTTAATGTTTTAGAGCCTTCGTCGTATGTTAAACCAGAACCGAAAGTAAT